ATTCTCTACTACTGTATGGAATTAACCTCACTGATCAATTTGATCAACCTGTGGTCCCCTTTTTCATTATCTTCTGCTGCTAACGGTGCTAACTATGTATCTAATGGTGCACAGTATGCTTACGCGTATGCTTATGACTATAAGGAACTGGGGGCTAACCTCGGCATTAGCTATCTCATGGTCGGCTTGTATTATACACTTTTGTGTGTTTTCTTGCAGATTGTTTGTTGCGCTAATGCGTACATCGTCTTGCGATGTTTATATGCCATTATTAATCGCGCAAGACCTGGGCTACTGGAACCCACGCTACTGCCTGTCTGTAGAGTGGGATGTAAAACAGTGCCTTGTGGCATTGGCGTCTTCTGCGTATTACTTAGAAGTCTCGCAAGTTATCGTACAACTTTGTGCATTATTTTTCGGTTAATTGGTCTCCTCTTGTACTTTTGGGATCATAACTGGGATTTGCTATTTTGGAACGTGTTCAATGTGACCGTGTTTCTTTTCGGTCTGTGCATCGTTGATAATTTTGAGGAACTTTTTGCAATACACATGAACAAAAGTTTGGCGACTGTGAGTTTGTCTCGCGGCCAGGCTAACATGTTCATGTCATTTACTATGCCTAACTGTGGTGACCCACGTAATGGGAACCCCCATCGTCTTTCGGGAGGACATAGAACAGTTGCCGAGAAGGCCGTTTCTATGTACACGAGACTTTGTGGACGTACCATGTATCAATATTACCGAACCCCCCGAGCCGTTGAGGCCGGTTATCGTGGTTGGAATTTTGATGACGTTACTACAGAGCGGCAATGGAATGAACCCTTCTTAGACACCGATTGCCTTTACGTAATGGATAAGGATTACTTATGTGATTCGATGCCGTTACGTCCTATATTAACCTATTCATTTCAGCCTGAAGATATTGCCGCTGACCGTGGTGAATACCGTTATTTTGTAGAAAATAACGAGGTCCATTACACTGTTGTCGGCGGTCGCACTTTGGTTCACAAAGTGCGTAAATATGATAATGAATACGTTGATATACCCCTCGCTAGCGAACATTATTTGTTTGGCCCTATGGGCTCTGTGCGTTATCAATGTAAAATGCGCAGAACTAGTGAGGATCGGGCTTTAATACTTTTAAATCCTGTTTGCTACTTACCACCAGTGAAGGAATTTTGGGCTCGTTATGGATTTGGTGCGAACTCACATTTTCCGTGGACTTTTTATGATTATGGAAGTCCTCCTGCCATGGAGGTGACGCGTGGAAGCGATAATTATGTCACCTTGGGGCTGGATGGAGCTTATGCTAGTGCAAGGCTCCCACTGGTTAAGTATGGATCATTACAAGCATTCTGTGCTGCAGCGAAGACGCCTGTTGCGACTGAGACTATTATCAGCCACACCGCGTTAGATCGTTCTGCAGCGACAGTTGTCCGGGCTTTCTTCCATGCCTCCGGACGAGTCCATACGCGAACTGTTGTTCCTATGGAATTTGCTATGATTTCATACCAGTATGGCCTATTTGAGCCAGATGCACGGGTGCCAATGCGCCCATTTATGACACCGCTTATCAACGGTGGTTTCGTTGCCGCTCGTACTCGTGGCAACGATGAACAGTGCATTCTGGGACGGGTCATTACTCCTGGTAGAGCCGCTAGTAAACAGGTCCCCCTTAAGTACTATGATCTCGTTGAAGAATTTTGTGATTACTTTGTTTGTGAACAATTGATTCCTTGTGAATTTGAGGAAATTAGTGAGTGTCAACCAAGTCGAACGCAGCAGCATTTGTTGCGGCGTGCTGATGATGGTGACACCTGTGAGATTGTCGTTTGTTTTCAGAAACCTGAAGCATATATGGCAGTTAATGATCCTAGAAACATAAATCAGTTGCCCCCAACAGACAAAGTGCGATCTGCAAAGTACGCTTATCCTTTTATGCGATATATGAAAAAGTTTCCGTGGTATGCCTTTGGTCATCCCCCTGCAGAAGTTGCTGCAAGAGTTGCCAACATCTGCATCGATGCCGAGGATGTCGCGGAAACAGATTACAGTCGATGGGACGGATCACGTTCCATGTTTCTTTTCTTCATGTGTACCGAATTAATTCGGCGTTGTTACCGACAATATGGTGACCGTGAAGAGATAGAGACCGTGTGTAATAAGGAAACTAATCGGAAATGCACCACGGAATTCCGAGTGAGATTTAAAAGTGGCTGGATGGTACTTTCGGGGTCCATGTGGACTTCCCCCCTTAACACCGTTTGCAACATCTTCATTTTATATTGCTGCTATCGAACATATATGAGCCATGAGGAAGCTCTTCGAGCCATTGAAGAGTATTCTCTTGCGGGTGGAGACGATGGTCTCGCACGCATATCGGCTGAGTTGTTGGCGCAAGTTTGTGAGGACCTTCATGTTTACATTGATATAATTAAACGTGAACGGGACAAACATGTTGTGACGTTTTTGTCACGATACTTCACAATAGATGTTTGGAATGGTGACATAAATTCACATTGTGACCTTCTGAGACAATTACAAAAGTTGCATCTTACAACCAACTGTGAGCCAAATTTACAACTTGGGGTCAAGGCTGCCGAGAAAGCGTTGTCGATCTTGTCGGGAGACAGAGAAACACCCTTTCTCGGTGAGTGGGCTGAAGCGGTTATGCGCTTTAGTAACCCCAAATTGTTGGCTAAAGTTAATCGTAAACATTTGTCTTATTTTGGTCGTGTTTTTATGGATGGGGATGGCGGATGGCCAAATAATCTTGCTAATGTGCACCGCGAAGACGCTATGGCACGTGCTGGTCTATTAGAATTCTATGCAGATTACATTGCAAATCTCCGACGCTGTACTGGCCTCGTTGAGGTTTTGGCATTGGACTGCATTATGGATTTGACCCACAAGCCACCTAAGACCCCAGGCGCTGTTATTGTTGCCGAGGGTGATGCTGTGCGCACTACAGAACCCGCTGAAAACCCACATGGGAAAATGGTTGGAGATGAGGCAAAACCTACATATGAAGTTGTAGAAAATATTCCTCCGCCATTATCAAGTACAAAGCTTGAAAAACAAAAAGAAGAACCAAGCGACTTAACTCTTGCTCGTAAGCTCGGACAGGTCAAATGTGGGCATGTGCTGACCCTTTGGCACTGCTTATGCCTGCAAGTCCGAACATCGTGTTGCCTCTATATTGGAGCATACGGGCCCGAGACGTTTTATCCTTATGTTAATATCGCAACTATGAACTACTTTGTTCGTGCTTATGACCCCTTGTTCCGCACCAATCGTGATGCGGCTTTCGAGAAAAGCATGGCCAATAATAGTAGAATGCGGATTATGGAGAAGAATTTTTCACTTAAGGAATGGGAGAAGGACTACCGCGTAAAAGGAGCGGCACTCTCAAACGAACGCCTCGTGTTAATCGACGATTCAATGAAAATATCAGGTGAAGACCGCGACCACGGGAAGAAAGAAAGAGATGCACATGTCCGCCACTTCAAAATGGTTTTGGGGTGGGTTGAGGCTGTGCGTCCTGCTTATGCTATGTTGAAAGTTCCACTCGCAGCTCGTTGCAGCACCGACCTAGTGTTGCACGGCTACGATCTGATCATAGCTTTAAATTCCCCTAAAATAGAGGGTCACACGTTGCGTGAGACCCGTTGGTTGGTACGTCGGGCAAACCAAGACCACTCCGTTTCCTTTGTAAACCAGTCGACTCACGACTGGCCTACCGGAGAGGTTGGTATTTTCGTCGATGTGATTTTGTCGCATGCGCCTTATTAAGTTAAGGTGCAGCCGTCCCAGGTAAGTAATATGGCTTAAATGGGGGACGTTAAATTGGCCGGCGCGGGCCGGAGCCAACACAAGTTGTTTAATCTCATTTTATGTGTATTATACCACCAGTGATTCCACTTACATGGACTTACAACCCCCTTCCTACACGGCACAAAAGCATACAGAATCAGCGTATGCTCTTGTGCATGCTGGCTCGTTGCCTTATGAGTCGTTTTCCGAACGCTCAGGTGAAGTCGTTCCTGGACTTTACGCGGCACCGGAGTCACAATTGACTGACATATTGACAACTGATCTGGTTGTTGATAGTAGTTTGGATGGTTATGCTGAAGTGACTAATGAACCTCGGGTTCCACTTCGCATGACCTCGCTGGATCCGGACAATGCGACGCCTGACGCGTCGCGTGGAGTTTTCATTTACCAGTACACGGAGCAAGGTGGCGATCTGCCATTTTCCGCGTACTTGGAGAAATCGGCCACCAATAAACGCTCTGTCATGGTTTCGACTAGTGGAAAGATCCCTATCGACGTGACAGCTATTCTAAACGGGGGAGTCCGTTTAGTTAGAGAGCGTATATTGGGTTCTACGCCGGTTCTCATTGTAAATGTTGAGTATGAAATGCCGCTCGGGACTTGGAACCTTGCCCAGGCAGCACCTAATGCTCTCTTCGAGGACGTGATCTTGGGAGTACCCTTGATCCCGTTACCTGTGGGCGCTTCCGGGTTGCGTGTGCGTATTGCTCAACAATATACACGTGCAACCCAGCTCGCTTTCGATGTGGCTTTTCAACCGAGTGCAGGAGCATATAAATTTCCTGCAGCTTGGTCCACATTGCAATCCTACCCTTGGCCATTCCTTACGGGACTGCCAGTTACTCAGATGTTCAGGCGAATTTGCCAGGACGTTTTGGTCACTTGGACTGGTTCCTCTTTGGACAACGGTGGGAAGGTTGCCCTCGGATTAACTCCTTCTTCGTTCGTACCAGCCACTGGATCACCATTCACGTCGGTTGCGGCTTTACGTGTGAACAGATATGATGGACCGATAAAGTTCGGCTGTCATGGTACCTGGAGGCCCAGCAATCTTGCTGAGCTAGACAGGACGTCTGTATTCACATATTTACCCTCCACGATGAAACTGGTGATCGGATATAGCTTCGCAGATGCATCTGGCAGTGCCCGAATCCGGACATTTGGTATGTTTGGCTATACGTCAGACAATCCCATAATTGGACGTATGATTTGGGTGCCCGCCATGACCGATGCGATGAAAGAAGCTCTGGATCTCTATTATCAGAATTTTCCATGTTGCACGAACAACAAGGACCACGAAATCCTCAAATCCCTCAAAAGTGCAGGGAAAATGGGTGTTCGTGGCTTGCGTGCTTTATTGGAACAGGATGATAAAATAGCTGCCCTGGCTATGATGGCCGGACAGCCTGAGATTGCAGCAGCGGTTAAGGTTGCTGGAAAAATTAACCGCGCTGTTCCAAACAAAAGGAAGGCTGGAAAACAGCCAGCCAATCAGTCAAAATCCACTCCTTCTTCCGGTAAAAAGAAGAAGAAGAGTGGATATTTAGTTGTTTGAAGGATGAGATGATTATTGATTTCGACCTTTTTCATGCTGATGTAACGGTTTACACGTATTTCTCAACCATCCCTGGTAGGTACCGGGGATGGCGAATGGCCTTTATTGGTCGAGGGATGTAGTTTCGTGCCTCGTAGACATATGTTTGCCTACGAGCGTATTCGACTGGACCCCTCTACGTGGCACTTTATGTGCTGTTTGCAGGCATCTGGGATGACCAGGGACTACGCCTTTTGCTTTCAATAATGGAGCAATTGAGACGAGCCCCCTAGCATCTCCTCGCCAAGTTGCGTGCTAAACATTTATGCGTCGAAGCTATGAACATGGTTGGAATTGGTTTTCACC